GTAAACAGCAAGGCGGTTGTTTACGGGTCATCTGGCGAGGTCAACGCAACGACTTTACAGATTGCAGGAACGTCTATTACGTCTACAGCGGCTGAGTTAAACATTCTTGATGGTGTAACAAGCACCGCCGCAGAACTTAACATCCTAGACGGAGTTACAAGTACAGCCGCCGAGCTAAATATTCTTGACGGCGTTACAGCCACAACAGCAGAGCTTAATTACTTAGATATTGCAACGCTTGGCACTTCAGCGGCTTCTAAGGTTGTTACAGCAGATGCTAGCAACATTGTTAATTTATCTGGCGTTGTAAATTTTGATGCAGGAACTACAGATGACGTAAATACAATAGGGGCTGGTGCTAGTAAAACAATAGACTTACAACTAGGTAATGTATGGGAACACGATCTGACTGAAAATGTTACTTATACCTTTAGTAATCCCGGTGCGAACAATACAGCCACTGTGTTTGTTTTAAAGATTATTCAAGACTCATCAGCTAGAACGATTACATGGCCCGGCAGTGTTGACTGGGCAGGCGGAACAGCACCAACGCTTACTGCAACCAATAATGGAGTGGATGTATTTGTGTTTTTGACTAGAGATGGTGGCACAACGTATTACGGCTTTACTGCCGGTCAGGCGTTCGCCTAATGAGTAACGGAGCTTTAAGACTACTCGCAGGCGCTGGCGCTACAGACGATCCGGTTTACGTTGATGATGTGTTTCAGACTACTTTGTATACAGGAACCTTAAACACCTATCCCAACAATGTTGTAAATGGCATGGATTTTGACGACAAGGGTGGGTTGTTGTGGATAAAAAATAGAGATCAATCAGACAGCCATTATTTATATGACACGGTTCGTGGTGATCATAAAAACCTATACTCCGATTTAGATTTTGGGCAAGGCGATCAGACCGCTCAAGTGGGCCTTGCCTTTAACTCAAATGGTTTTTCTGTTGGAGATATTCACCAGACTAATGCGGGAGGAGAGGAGTTCGTTGCTTGGAATTTTTTAAAGCAAGAGGGGTTTTTTGATGTTGTAACTTATACAGGTAACGATACCGCTAGAACAATAAGCCACAATTTAGGCTCTACGCCCGGAATGATTATTGTCAAAAATGTAGATCAGGAATTTAACTGGACGGTCTATCACAGAAGTATGGGTGGCTATAATTATTATAATCATTTGAATCAACGATCATACACTTTTAATAACACTACTATTTGGAATGCCGCACCAACGAGCACAGTTTTTAGTGTAGGAACTAGTGGTAATACCAACAATAACGGTGACACTTATGTAGCCTACCTATTCGCTCACGATGCCCAAGATTTTGGAGAAAATTCTGACGAAGCCATTATTAAGTGTGGAAGCTATACGGGTAACGGAAGCAACACTGGCCCAGTAATTGATCTTGGGTTTGAACCTCAGTGGGTAATGATTAAAGATACCACCAGTGGTGATACCGATTGGTGGATGTTTGACACTATGCGGGACTGGGGCGTTGTAACTGCGTCAGAGCTAAAAGCAAACTCAAGCGCCGCAGAGGCCGCTGTTATTGGGGCATACGCTTTTCTAAAACCTTTGTCTAATGGCTTTCAAATTACAGACGCGGCTACCGGTTTAAACACAAACGGGAATAACCATATTTACATGGCAATCCGCAGACCCCACAAGCCAGCATCAGAGTTTGCGGCTACGCAGTTGTTTAATGTTGACGAAGGCGATAATCAAGACCCAGCCTTTGACACAGGCTTTCCAGTAGACTTGGGCATTTACAAAGCCTATGGATCAGTTGCAGACTCAGACTTTGTGGCAAGGCTAACAGGCGCTAGAAGGTTGGATAATACTTCTGGAGTTGAAGCCGGTAGACCTGATGCAAAATTTGACTACATGGATGGCTGGGTTGATCAAACGGCAGGCACAAGGGCAGGTTATATGGGGTGGGCATGGAGACGCGCGCCCGGTCATTGCGATGTTGTTTGCTATCAAGGGACGGGTTCTGCAAGAACTGTTTCTCATAACTTAGGCGTTATTCCCGAAATGATGTGGGTCAAAAACCGCACTTCTGCTTATAGCTGGAGTGTTTATCACTCAGGAATAGGTGCCACAAAATACCTCACGCTGAATACAGATGTCGCTCCGACCACCAATGCAGAGGCGTGGAATGACACGGCCCCGACTAGTAGTGTGTTCACAGTTAAAGACGATGGTCGCGTAAACCTTTCAAGTGCTAGCCACATTGCCTATTTATTTGCAACTGTCGCTGGTATATCAAAAGTAGGAAGTTACAGCGGCACAGGTTCTGATGTAAATGTTGACTGTGGTTTTTCAGCGGGCGCTAGGTTTGTGTTGGTTAAGCGTACAGATTCTACTGGTAACTGGTATGTTTGGGATTCTGTTCGAGGCATTGTTGCTGGTAATGACCCGTATTTGTGGCTTGACTCAGATGCCGCACAAGTTACAAACACTGATTACATCGATCCATTAGCCAGCGGCTTCACAATTACATCATCAGCACCAGCCGCACTTAATAATTCTGGCGGCACTTACATTTTTTACGCAATCGCATAGGACTATCAACTATGTCTGAATACAGAAATCGAACAAGCGGCGAGATCAAAACGGACGCCGAACTAAAAGCTGAAAATAAAAACATGAGCTTTCCAAAGGCATGGAACAGTTCTGTCCACGATGCCTTGAACGTAGACCCCGTGTTAGAGGCTCCTGCTCCTGCCCCTAGCGCCGCTTATAAGTCGGTAGTCCGTAATGGTGCGGTTCAAGATGCCGATGACAACTGGGTGTACGCATGGACAGAGCAGGAAATGTTCACTGAGTACGAGGATGATGAGGGAAGCACTGTAACCGTGCAGGCTCAGAAGGACGCTTACGATGCTGCGAATACTGCTACCTTGGCGGCCTCAGAACGCGCTACACGGGACGAACTGCTCAAGGCGACAGATCACTATGGGTTGTCTGATGTAACCATGTTAGACGCTATGACAACGTATAGGCAGGCATTGCGTGATGTGCCACAGCAAGAGACGTTCCCAGCATCGATCACTTGGCCTACGAAGCCAGAGTAATCTATGCCTCTGGTGCCACTAGAAATACAGCCGGGCGTTTACCGGAACGGCACTGATTTACAGGGTCAGAACAGGTGGCGCGATGCCAGCCTAGTCAGGTGGACGGACAATACGTTACGCCCTGTTGGGGGCTGGGAGCAGAAATCCCAAACAGCGGCTGCAAGCAAGATACGCGCTTTGTTAGCCTGGGTTGATAATAGCAACGGCAGAAGATTTGTAGCAGGCACGTACAACAAGTTGTACGCCTATACTCAGTCTGGTGTGCAAGCCGACATTACGCCAGCGGGCCTAACAGCAGGCAGAGTAGACGCATCTGCATTCACAGGCTACGGCGCAGGGCCATACAACGATGGCTACTATGGTACTGAGCGCGCAGACAACGTCACGATCCTGCCCGCCACTACATGGTCCTTAGACACTTTCGGCGAGAACCTGGTTGCGTGCAGTCCAGATGATGGCAAGCTGTACGAGTGGACGCTCAACACTGGAACCCCTGCAGCGCAGATAACTAACTCGCCTGTCAATTGCACAGGGCTGGTCGTCACAGAGGAGCGATTTGTTTTTGCGTTAGGCTCTGGCGGCAATCCCAGAAAAGTGCAGTGGTGCGACAAAGAAAACAATACGGTATGGACGCCATCAGCGACTAATGAGGCGGGTGACATTGAGTTGCAAACTGGCGGCGAAATTATGTGCGGCGTCAATGTGCGAGGCCAAACACTGATTTTGACCACCATCGACGCGCATGCGATGGGCTATCTCGGCCCGCCGTATGTGTACTCCAGAGAGCGTATCGGCACAGCCTGCGGCATCATTTCGCGTAAAGCCGTGGCCGTCACTGACCTGGGTGCTGTGTGGATGGGGCGTAAGGCGTTCTACAACTACTCAGGCGGCGCGGTATTAAAAGTGCCTAGCGAAGTATCAGATTATGTCTTCAGCGATATAAATCAGTCGCAAC